CAGCGCCGCCGCTGACTTGGAACGTCCCGCCCGTGTGCATTTTCTGGAACGCCGTGCCCAGATCCGCTGCGTCGTTCAACTCGACAGACACGCTGCACTCGTAGCCCGTGCTGTAGACAGCTGCATACCGACTGCCGTAGGCGTTCACGTCGATCGTGCGCGCCGACTCTGTCAGCGTCACGTTGCGAGCGCTGAGGATCTGCCCGCTATCGAGCACGATTGAGCAGTCTTTACCCAGCGTGATCGCCATGCGTCACGACGCCTCTTTGATCGAAAGTGAATAGGTCACAGCACCATCAAGCGAGATGTTTTCCGACACGCTCATGACCGTGTAGCCGGTCGGATTCGCCGCCTCAAGCGACGTGATCACGCCGTCAGCGTCGTGACACTCGATCTCCCACGTCCGCGTGGTGTAGCCAGCGAGGAACGCCTTGCGGCCTGCGCCGCTGCCGACGTTGCTTCGGTTCGAGATGTCGATCGTTTCGCATTCCTCGGTGAACGTCGCCGAGATGATGCCCTCGCCGAATGGAATCGCCGCCGATGCGTCTTTTCCGAGTGTGATAGCCATGTGTGATGGTTCCTGCGTGTGGGTGGGTGATCAGGTGGCGGGAGTGGTGCGAGAACCCGAGACGGAAAACGTCACGATGCCATCGAGCGGCTCGCTGCGAGCAACACTTGTGCAGACGTAGGTGGCATTGCCGGTGACAGTGCCGCCGATGGTGAACGTGCCGCCGACAGTGACGCCGGGAGTATCGACGCACTCAACCTCGACGGTCTGCTCGATCAACGCCTTGCGGAACTTGCGGCTTGTGTCGCCAAACTTCGTAACGTCCACCTCGGACGCAGAGTGACTGACGGTGCAGCTGCGAGCATTAGCGACGCCGGTAATCGTGACGTCTTTGCCCAGCCTGATAGTGACGGTGCCTGTAGACATGCGGTGCCCTCGTGTGCGAGTGCCAGCGGTGCGGCTGGTTCGCTCACGGTATGGGCACGCAGGCGGAAACTAGACCGGGTATGCCGTGGCTAGTTTCTGGCCAGCATGTTCCGCCACTTCTCGTTGGCTTTGCGTACGGCTTCGTCCACTCGCTTCGACCCTGCCATGAATGGGCGGGCAGGATAGCGCGCCATTCGGGTGATCGATGTGCGTTCCCAGTTGCGGGAGCCTTTGAACTTGCCCGCCTTGTCGATCTGCCAGATCAAAGCGCCGTATTCGTACTGGTTCTTTTGCGGCAGCGACGACGTGTAACGCCCCTTCTCGTCTCGCCCCGGGCGTCCGTTGCCTCGCTTCCGCAGGTACGCATTGCGTGCAGCCCCGACGCCGATCCTCCACGCCGTCTGCTTGACGGTGCCGCCCATCTGGTGCAGCTGTGCCAACCAAGGCTTCGTCTTGTACGTCCCGATGACGGCAGTGACACGGGCGGGATCGTAGAAGTCCATGATGTCGTAATAGAACCACCGCTGTGGCGACCACGACTTGATAGGCTTCCCCGCTGCCCTTGGCTCACCGGCAGCGTATCCAGTGATGTCGAGATACAGACCGCCGACAAACTCAACCGGCTTCCCTCGTCCGAGACGCTTTTTTGCTGCGGCTGAGACTTTTGGCGGGCTTTGCCCAATCCCCTTCTTGGCCGCCTGCTTGATGTCCATGCCTAACTTCGACAACACCTCTGCGTTCATCTTGCCGATCATCCTTGCCACCTTCGGACGATCAAAGAAGTTGCCCCTGATCGACGCCCGCAGCTTCAGCCGCCCAAGCGTGTCGCCTGACATCTCCCGGCGATTGCCGCCGATCATGCCGGGACGGATAAATGCCCGGCTCATGCCAGAAAGCATCGACGGCATAGCCACCTCCTAGACGGTCGGCGTCGGCAGCACGTTCGTCTCAAACACCCGATACGTCGCCGTAATGACGGCACGCCAGACGTTTCGCTCTGTCAGTGCGTCGTCAGGATTCAGGTCGATCTGCACCGTCTGCGGGCTGGTCACGCCCGCCGGCCACGTCACGGCAGAGCCGAACGAGTGGGCACGCACCTGGAGCATGACCCTGTCGGCGAGATCGAGCATGGCATCAACGTCGCTGTCACTCTGGACGTGCCTCCCGACAAACACGGAGACCGTGTAATCGACCTGCATCATCTGTCGGCTGATGCGTGTCACCTCGGCGTTGCCCGGCACGACAAGGACATGCGGCACGCTCATCGCCTCTAGGTCGAGGTTCGCCCAGTTGCGACGCTCCACGACAGTAGACGTAATCGCCCACGTCACCGACTGGAGACCGTCGGCGAGACTGTCGGCGAGTGTGCGTAGCGTGCTGCTCATGTCTCACCCGAGAGTGTTGACGATCGCCCTGCCAATTGCCCACCGCATCGCTGCCTCCGAGGTGCGTGCCGCGATCACGCCACACGCTGCGGCGGCTGTCAGTATCGCGGCGAGGTAGATTGGTGAGCGGACCACGCGACCTATTGAACGAGTTGGAGAGCGGCGTAGTTTCGACCAGCGCAGTCGCCGCTGTTGTCTCCCGTGAACTTCCAGCGATACGCGCGGTAGTTTGCTGGTGCCGCGAGACTGAAATTTGTCGTTTGCCACGCGCTGCCCCACGTCTGCCCTGCGACAGTGTGCAGCACCGTCCATGAAGACAGGTCATCGGAACCTTCAAACGTCCAGTTATTCACGCCAGTAAAGTAGCTATTTCCACCGACGCCGACTCTGTAACCGCTGATGAGAGACTTTTGCCCTTCGGGGAACGCATACTGCGGCGCGTCAAAAACGCTGCTGCCACCGCAAAGGTTTACGCTGACAGATGCCCAAGAGACGTTGCCAGCCTGCGAGAACTGCACCCACTTATTGGCAAACTCAGGGTTCCGCGTGGACGATGTCAGGTCGGCGATGCCAGACGGCGACGTGTCACCGTTCATCGCTGGGATCGGTCGAAAGATGCCGATGCTTGGAGTCACGCTGCTCGTCGCGGTTGAATACGCTCCGGTGCCGATACCATTCACGCCCGCCACGCGAAACACATATGCCGTGCCGTTGGTGAGTCCGGTCACCGTCGCTGAAGTCGCGGTCGAGGTGCCATCAGTGAAAGTTGCCCACGTCGACCCGCCATTGTTGCTGAACTGCACGGCATAGTCAGTGATCGGCGTTTGCGTCAACACGGTCGGCGCAGTCCACGACAGCGAAACTTGAGCGTTGCCAGCGGTTGCCGTAACGCCCGTTGGAGCGGGCGGCTTGAAAAAATTCCATCGCGAATCGTCACTTACGCCCCCGCCACCGCTCGCAGCGACGAGTTCCCAAGCGTGGCCGTTCCACGAAAAGGTGCGCCCGTTTTGCTGCGACTGCTGACCCACGCTGGGGCTACTGGGAAATGAAAATGGCATCAGAAACCCCCTCGCAATGTTGCGTCGGCGAATGTCGCAGCGAAGTAAATGAGTAAGCAGATCATGCGATTAGCTGTAGCTCCGTGATTCCAGGGTCGCCGTTGGGCGCACCACCCGCAGTCACGTCATTGTGCGCCCATACCCATCGATACATTCGATAATTCGCCACATCCGTTAGCGAGAACGTCCGCAGGCCACCATCAGAATCCGGCCCCCACTCGTCATTGCCTTGATTCATGCCAACCCGCGTGTCTAGCAGCGTCCACGTTGTTCCGTCATCCGAGCCAAGAAATTGCCACTGGGCAGGCGCGGAGTAATTCGGACTGCCGGAATAAAATTTCACTGCTCGTATGGAATACCCGCTGATGCGTGACTTTTGCCCATCTGGAAAAGCGTACTGAATCATTCGCGGTGGATTGTTGAAGCCCGCCCGCTGAAAGTACGCGCCCGATTCCTTGGCGATGTTGCCATCGAACGCCTTCCAAGCCGCGTACCCTCCAGACTCAGAAGTAGACGCATACGTCACTTCTCCGCTGGGAGCGGTGTAGCTCGTCATTGCAGGGATTGAACGAAACACATCGCCCGGTGTTTCGGGGCTGCTCGCCGCTGTGTACGCTCCGGTGCCTGCACCGTTAACGCCTGCCACGCGAAAGACATATGCCGTTCCGTTTGCAAGTCCAGTGACAACCGCGCTTGTTGTCGTTGAAATGCCGTCATTGAACGTTGTCCACTGCGTCGCGGCGACGGTCTTGAATTGCACGACATAGTTGGTCACGGGCAGCAAAACAGATGTAGATGCCGTCCACGATAGCGTGACCAAGGAAACGCCAGCCGCAGCGACAAGGTTTGTCGGCGCGGCGGGAGCAAGCAAGGCACGAAGCTCAGTGTCTTCGCCGCCGCCGACAACCACGAAGCCACCGCTACCACCACCCGAAGTGCCGATCTCGACATAAACTCCCGAGGAGTCCCAGCGAAATACGCGGCTCGCATCTGTGGCGATGTAGAGCGTGCCGCTGGCCCCCGTCGCAGGAAAGGAAGCTGCCGTCGCGGCCTCGACGATGTTCGCAGAGCCACCACCACCACCACTGCCAGCGAACTGGACGATTGCGCCAGAGTGGTTGCGATAAAACAGCTTCCCGTCGCGGAAGTTAATCGCAAGCTCACCATCCGCCAGCGTGGTGGGCACTGCGTTGGCGACGCTTGATCGCTTCAGTTGAATGAGATCACTCATGCGTTAGCTCGTCGGATTTGCTTGCGTGGGTGGAGTGAACGTGCCGTTGTATCTCGCCGCCGACGTGTACCTCACGTCATCGATGCCGCCGTCGAACCAAAGCGGCGCAATGTCCGAGAACGAGCGACCGAGCAGCATCCGGTTTGACGCGAAATCCGTTGTGTTTGAAACGGGCGAGCCTGCTACAGAGCCGTTGACAAACAGCCGTAGCGTTCCACTTGCGCGGCACACGGCAAGGTGTTGCCATTGACCAGTTGCCAATGCCGATCCCGTGATCAAAGCTGACGCTCCGTACACAACGGTGCTGCTGCTTGTGAGGTAAACACCGTAGCCAGCGACTTGAGCCTGCCGCGTGTCGAACAGATAGTTTCCGTCTATCGACAAAAATGCCGGTCGAACCCACATCTCCAGCGTGAAGTCGCCCGTGCCTGGAATGATCTCGTTCATCCCGTCCACGATTTGCAGATAGTCGCCGTCGCCGTCGAGCAACAAAGACCCCGCGCCAAATTTGGGCAAAAAGGTTGCGATCGCCGCGTTGCCGAAAGCCGTCACGTTGGACCCGGTGCCCGAGCGGAAGTCGTTAGTGTTTGCATTCAAGGGCATCAACAGCCGCACGCTTGACCAAAGCGGGTCGCCGCCAGAAGGTGCCGACGCCGCAGCGTATACGCCGCCGTCTACGTTGCCGCCAGAACCGCCCGTCGCCGAAAGAACGCCGCTTGCGATCGCCAATCCGCTGCCGACTATCACGGCACCAGCGGCTGTCGTCGTCGCAATCGGGAGCCGTGCCGCTGCAACAGTGCCGGACGTGAGCGACGAAGCGTCGGTTGAGCCAGCGGAGATCTCGATGTAGGTAGATCCCGACCACCGATACACCTTGTTCGTGTCACGGGCGACAAACAGCTTTCCGACTTCGCCGGTCGATGGGAAGTTGGCGAGCGCTGCGAACTCAACGACGTCATCAATGAAGCCTGGCAGTTGGCTGGACGGCACAAGACCGTTGACCAGCGTGGCGTAGGTGCCCGAAGCCTGCTTGCCGTCCAACGCTGCCTGCAAGCCCGTAACGTCGCTGACGATGTGCTGATGGGCTGCGGGTGCGAATGTGCTGGGAATACCAGACAGTGCCGAGTATGCGATTGAGCCTTGCGAGTGAACGTGGTCAGCACGAGCCGCAGTTAGAGCCGTGCCCGCCGACGCCGTGCCGAGCGGCTGCGGAGTCTCGTCCGCCAGGTTGACCGGGGGGCCAGCCGGCCCGGCCGGTCCTGTTGCGCCCGTGGCACCGACCGGAAGCACAAGATTCAAGGTTTGCGACGGAGCCGCGCCGGTGATCGTCGCAGAAGCCGACGATCCGCTCGCAACCGTTCCGATAGAGAGCGAGTTCGCAGGCCCGGTACTTCCAACGCCGCCCGTAGCGCCAACGCTGCCCGTCGCTCCCGTTGCGCCCGTGGCACCAGTGGCACCAACTGGCAGCACGAGGTTGAGCGTCTGTGTCGGTGCCGTCCCGGTGATCGTCGCCGATGCCGAAGCACCGCTCACCACCGTGCCGATAGCGAGTGAGTTTGCAGGACCGACCGCGCCCTGCGGCCCACGCTCGCCCGTCTCGGAGAACGTGACGTTCACGATCGAGCCGTTGCCAACTGTCGGGTTGATCGTCGTGGAGCCGACTACGGAAACGCTGATTTCACTCATGCGCCGGGTGCCCTCGGAATGCAAGCACCCGCGAGAATCGTGCGGGTCATCGTCGTGCTAGGCGTGATCCAACGGAGGAACCATTGGTATCGGATGCCCGGCGACAGTGCTGCCGTCTGTGCCTCTGTGAGCGACCAGATGATCGCGCCCGTGGACGCCGTCACGACCTGAATACTTGGCGTCGCAGCCGTCGCTCCAATAGCCGTCACGGTGCCGCCGCCGCCACCCTGAAAGCCTTGGGCGCTGCTGACGAAGACCCCTGACTGGAGCGTATAGCCCGTGATGTTCACGCCCAGATTGATGGCGATGTTCACTTCGTCGCCGACAATGAATGTGACGGCGAGTGCGCCCGGCAACTGGCTGAACGTAGACATAGTCCGCTCCTGGTGCCGACAGTTTCCCTGCCATCACCCGAAACTAGACCGGCTATGCCCTACAGCGTCGCCGCTTCGACGAACGCCTGATCGACCCAAAGGCCCGTAGCCTCGTTCAGCACAAAACCTTCGCCGGGACATGGCGGAATGAAGCCATCGAGCCGCTCGTCGTAC